GTCTTGTCTATCTTTTTTTGATGGTTTTTGTATTCTTATCAAACCAAAATATTTTATTATTTTCCAGTCTTCGCTCTATAGTTTTTACACTTACACCTAAGTAATCAGCGACCATTTTTTTTGTTGGTGCTTCACCGAACGAACAATTTTCAACAGCATTTTCAAACTCTAGTAAGTTATCTTTATTGTTTTCACTGTTTTGTTCGGTTCTAGCTTTTTTATTCTTTTTATACTTATTATCATTGCTATCAGCTTCTAAGTCAGCAAGAACACCAACATCATCAATGGTATGTTTTGGATAATTGAACCATATATTGACTGGCTCAAATTTAGCAAACTCTCTTAAAGTACCTTCAACGCGCCAAGCTGTTTGTTGTTTGACTCTAGCTTCTATTTCCTTGGCCTTCGCTCTGACTTCCATTAAATGGCCACTTAGACTCTGTTCAGCATGGTATTTCATCTTTTCATAATCATAATGATCATCCATACCAATTTTTGTAATGTAATACTTGTTGTTAAGTGTTTTAATTCTATCCTCGTAATACTTAACCAACTCGTTATTAATTTGAGTCTTAAGCAGCGTTTCTGGAATATCCAACTCTACCAGGTCTATTAGCGCATCTGGATCCCTTGCAAACACTCCACTACCACTGGCCCTATCCATTGATTTTTTACCACCTTGCGAACCTTTAGAATGATGGTGACAATAAATAACCGAACACCCTAATTCTGTAGCAACCTTATCAAATTGGTTAGTGAAATGTGCCATCTGGTCAGCACTGTTTTCATCTCCAGTAAGCACCTTGTAAATAGGATCTATAATTACAGCCGTGTAATTCTTCTTGTGTGCCCTTCTTATTAGTTTTGGTGCTAACTTATCCATTGGTACTGTTTTCCCTCGTAAGTTCCATATATGCACGTTCTGTAAGTTGTTAGCACTAAGCCCCATGCTTGTGTACACATCCTTAAACCTATGTAAACAACTGGCTCTATCCAGTTCTAAGTTCACATATAATACACGACCTTGCGCACATTCCCAGTTTAACCACTTCTTACCTTCAGCAATGGCAATGGCCATCTCTATCAGTGCAAAACTCTTTCCAGCTTTAGAAGGCCCAGCGATTAGCATTTTATGGCCTTGTCTAAGCACGCCTTTTATTAATTCTGGTGCTAGTTCTGGCATATCGTCCCAGAAGTCTTCTAAATTCTCTGGATCTGGTAAGTCATCGTTTAAATCTTCTATGTATTCAAACCATTCATCCCAGCTTTGCTTACCTATGTTAGTATCTATTAAGAATTGTTTACGACCGTTTCTAATCACCCCAGGCATACGACTTAAACGCGATGGGTTTTTATTTTGTGTATCAACCGCTAAGCCGTTCTTAGCACATACTTTATATAAGTAATCAACCCTTTTCTGGTACTCGTGATAATCTCTAGCATCTATCTTAACTATCGCATGAACTGACTTACCACCACTATGCACAAGGCAAGCTACTGGTAACTCTAACTCACGGATAATAGCGTTTTGTTGCGATATGCTTGTTCTATCACTTTCAACAAGTGCATATCTAAATTCTGTTACGTTATCGTTTTTAACGCCTTTACCATCTAACGGGTTGAACCTTATCCAGGCCCCAGCTTCTTTGTTATAATCACCAATAACAAAACCTATATCATCTTTATACTTGTGAAGTTTTTCTATTAAGTGGCCAGCTGTTCTATCAAATACACCTTTCTTGGGTTTGTGAACCGTGTTACCTTCTTTATCTTCTAATGGATAAGTTTCTGTAACAAAACCAACGTTTTCTGTACTCTGGAAAAGTGTTTCTAAATACGTTATTAGCTCTTGTGCTGGTTGCCAGTGTGTTGGCTCTTGTATCTCTTTTCCTTCTATCCAGCTTTTATCGATGAACTTATAATCACCATCGTTATTAATTTCATCATCCCAATTAAGTGCATGTGAGTTCTCAAAGTCTAAATATACTGGTGAATATCCATTCTCAACAGCCATCTGGTATATCGTGCCACCAGTAACGGGCTTACCAGCGCTAGAACCCTGGAAAGTTTCCCACTTTCTAAAACATTCACCAGGCTTATACCTTGGATCAGCTTGCGACCATTGATCCCACTCTTGTGCTGTTAAGCCTTCGTGTTTCATGGCCATTCCCACGTTAACCCATTCTTGATAATCAAGAATAGCAGGGTTAATGTATTCTAATAATTCTATTAAATTTTTGTTGTTATCCATTCTTGATTGACTCCTAATTCATCATACTTTTCGGCTTATAATCTTTTGCGACCATTCCTCTAGGTAAGCGCCAGCCGTTTGCTGCTATTCTAGTAATCATCTTGTTAGCATCTTCAAAACTCCAGTTACCAACCTTTCTGAAACCTCTACTTTCTAACAACCTAATCTGTTTAGGTGTAGCAAACCCCATCTCACGTCTTTTAATTACACGATCGATCAACAAGCTTGCCTTACCAGAATTATCAATAGCACTTGCATTAATTCCCATTTTTTCAAGTGTTTCTATTTGCGCTTCACTTGGTGGGGCTTGTTCACTTAAGAAACTTGGCACATAATTGGCAAGATCTTCATCAGCAATACTCATTTCAAACTGTAACGGATCGACTAGCTTTCCTTTTTTCCTTCTCTGTTCGGCCAATTGTTTAGCAAGGCTTGCTTCTCTGTCTTGAATAACTTCATCAGCTGCCTTAACTTCTATTTCTTCTAAGTCAACCGCGTTTCCTACTTCCTTTTCACTAAGTTCAGTAATCTTTTTAGCAATTTCTTCATTCTTGGCAATCAAATGGCCAGGCCTGCACAACTCATGCTTTTCAACGTGCCATAAGAAATCTAATAATAATAAGTTTTCTTTTCCTGGATGTAATCTAGTTCCACGTCCCACCATTTGAGAATATAACGCCCTAACCTTTGTTGGTCTAAGCACAATTACACAATCAACACTTGGGCAATCCCAACCCTCTGTTAACAACATAGAGTTACATAATACGTTGTATTTGTCTTTGTCAAAGTCCTCTAATATTTGCGCTCTATCCTTGCTTTCCCCGTTAACTTCAGCAGCTTTAAACCCTTTTGAGTTAAGAATATCTCTGAACTTTTGGCTTGTTGCGACTAGTGGTAAAAATACAACCGTTTTTCTATCCTTACAATGTTTTACCATTTCATCAGCTATTTGTTCTAAATAAGGATCAAGCGCATTACTAACATCGCTTGCCTTAAAATCTCCGTTTTGAGTGGATACACCGCTTAAGTCAAGGTTCAATGGTATTGTTAAACTTTGTATTTTGCTTAAATAACCTTCTTTGATAGCATCCACGATTTTATATTCATAAGCCAAGCTTTCAAAATAAGTTCCCAGGTTCTTCATGTCACCCCTATCTGGTGTAGCAGTAACCCCCAGTACTTTTGCCTTATCAAAATGGTTAAGTACATTCTGATAGCTGTTAGAAATACAATGATGTGCTTCATCAATCACGATGGTATCAAAGTAATCTTTGTCAAATTGGTTAAGTCTTTTTTCACGTTGTAAAGTCTGAACACTTCCAACGACCACCCTAAACCAAGTATCTTTAGAGGTACTATCAGCTTTTTCAAGGGCTGTATTAAGTCCAGTACTTTTTTTAAGCTTGTCACTTGCTTGTTCTAACAATTCGCTTCTATGTGCCAATATAAGCACCCTATCACCTTTTTTAACTCTATCCTCTATTATTTTGGAAAATACAATTGTTTTACCACAACCAGTTGGCAGGACAAGGAGCGTTTTGTTAACGCCCCTTTCCCATTCTTTTTGAACCTTAACCCTTGCTTCTTGTTGATAAGGTCTAAGTTTCATTACTAGAACCCGCCTTGACCGTTATTTCCTTGGTTATTCCAAGTTGGTTGTTGCGGTTGTTGTTGCGGTTGGTTGAAATTAGGTTGTTGTTGTGCAAACGGGTTTTGTACGTTTAATACTTTAGTAATATCAACATCATCTTTATAAATCATGCTTTTAACTTCATTGTATTGGTTTCCGTTGTGTTCTCTAATTCCTACTTTACATACTCCAGTTGCGCCTGGTAATTGGTTCCACGCCATTTTTAATGGTTCACCTTTTTTCTTAAACCCAATTGCACCAAAGAAAGCCGATAATAAACCTTCAACTGAACTATGTAAGAATAGGTTGTGTTTAAGCGTTGTTTCACCTTCATTAGCTTTTATGTTGATTGATACAATCGCTTTAGGACAACTTGGTAATTTTGCATTAGGGTTAGTTGGTACGTGTTGCGCTCTTTCATAACCTTCAACAGTAAATTGGTAAAGTCCTGGAGGTAATAGTACAAACTCACTATCTTTTACTATTTCAGCATCCCAGTCTAATTCTCTTTCAAAGTTGTTGTTAAAATTTGTATTGTTATTCATCATTTTTTAAAATCTCCTTAAAATTTATATTGTTTTTTTTATTGTTGTTTTAATTCTTTTAATAATTGTTTAAGCCCTTCCCATTTAGGGATAATGTAACCAGTTAAGTAACCTTGCTCGTTATACACACTCATTGGCGTTCCTTTAGGGAAATAACCTTTACTTTCACTGACAAGCTTAATATCATCTTCAGTAATTCCATCTTGTTCCATTAAGTCCCATAAAGGTTGCGGGATATAATCTGGTTTATCTGGTTTAAACGGATCCACTAAGTCTTCTACTGGTGTGTTAGCAACTTCTGTAATAATGTCTTTGAAATTATCTTCTATTACTTCGTTACCACTTTTTTTAGGTTCATCTGGCTTAGGTTGTTCCACTGGTTGTGGTTGCGGTTCTGGTTGCTCGAAAATATGTTTTATTCCACTGTAATCAAGTGGCAATTCACTTGGCAACCCGTGTCTATTCTTAGCATCCCAGGCCGCTGCATGTTCTGTGTACATTACACGCTGTGAACCTTGTGCCTTTTTCTTAGTTGAACCTTCTTGCGCAATTAGATAAGTTTTGTAATTACAGAACAGAACCATATCAGCCCATTCTTTTACAAGTGGCGCTGTTTGTGAACTTGTCTTTTTACCAAGTTTCAGTTCATACTTATCATATGATCCCATTTCATCTGGTAATTCAAACTTTCTAATTTGTGCATGTGCTGTAAGTACCACGTTGATACCTATTTCAATTAAATCTTGTAATCTGTTTAGGAAACGTCCCATTTCTTCTTTCGCATACACATAACCATTACCATAACCAAAATCTTCAATTCCTTTTTTACCATGCATAGCGCATAGGTTATCAACACATAACGACTCAGCCCAGTCAATAGTATCTATAACTAATGTTTTACATACAGTAGGGTTTGCCTTAATAAATGCAATCTGATTATTAAGCATCACCCAGCTTGTTGGCTTATCCAGTCTTGCAACGTCCATATTGTCTGTTGATCCTTCTGTATCTATAAATAGAGGTTCTGGAAATTGTGCAGCTAGTGAACTTTTCCCGATTCCTTCAGTACCATAAATAACGACTTTTTGCGCTCTTGCTCGTTTACCTTTAGTAATTCGCATTAAAATTCACCCCCTTTGTTGGCCATCCAAGATGGTTGTACTTGTATTGGTTCTTCAACTTTTCGCTCTTTAACATATCCATCTTCAATAATTATCTGGCATTCTTCACCAGTGCTTACTCGTGTTGCAATTGCTTGTAACTTGTTATCTTTCAACCAGTTAGCAAAGTCTAGCAACGTTTCTAAGTCCATTTGCTCTAACTTATCGACCAGGACAAACTCACATTGTGGGTTTATCTTTCTAACAATAGCAGTTGCTACTATAAGTTGCTCTGAACCACTCATATTATCCCAAGGTTGGCCCTTGTAAGTAATTACACCATTGTCAACGCTAAGCCCTTCTAGTGGTAAATTAGCGCCGTTTAACAAGTCTAGTTTTTGTTCTCGTAATGCATCTATTTCATCTGATAGATCTTTGTATTGCAGTGCGTAATGTTCAGCATCCATTTCAGCTTTCTCACGATCCTGGTTAGCGCGAACTTTCCTATTAATTTCTTCGATGTTCTCGATGCTTTGTTCAAGTTCTTCAGTGCTTTCATCAATTAAATCAACCACATCTTTATTGGCAATCTTTATGTCACTTTCAAGAGTTTCTAACTCGTTGTTTACCTCTAGTAATTGTCTTTCAAGTTCAGCCTTTTTCTTAATCGCTAGATTTTGTCTAGCAATTAAATTCTTAAAATTTTCTCTTTTACGTTGATTTTCTCCGTTTCTGGCCAATATTTCTTGTTGCTCTTTAATTAGTTCAGAAGCACTTACTATTTCATTTCCAACTTCTTTGTAAAAAGGCTGTTCTTCAGCATAATGTTTCTTCTGATCTCTAATTTGGCCAACTGTTCGGCGTTTGTTATAAACTTCTAATTCTTCTTGTTCCAATTCATAAATCTTTTCACCAAGCCCATCTACTGTATTTAATAACGCCTTAGTCTTGTCTTTAGAGTTCATCTCCATAAACTTAGGTAAGTTGATGGCAAATTGTTCAACGAAACTATTCAACAAGTTTTGGCCTGCTTTCTTACCACTTGGATCAATTACCTTAAGGGTTCCATTATCTCCCTTACGTTCAACTATAAGCCCATTATCAAGCTGTATTCTTATCATTGGTGGTACAACACTACCTTCACGATGTGGGTTAGATGGTTTGTAAGAATTACCACCCAGCGCCCATGCAATTGAGTCCAGAACACTAGTTTTACCTTGGCCATTCTTACCACCAACAACAGTAAGTCCATTAGCTGTTGGCTCTATCTGAACCGCCTTAACTCTTTTAACATTTTCTATTTCTAATTTATTAATCTTCACCATAAATCGCACCCCCTAAGAGTTGAATGAAATCTTGTGCATCTTCTTTATTCAAATAAATGTTATCATGGCCAATTCTAACCATCACTATCTCTTTATCTTTAATCAAGTCTTGTTCTTGTGGTGATAGCATTTCTTTTAGCTTGTCAAACGGGCTGAAATCTTCTTGATGGTTAATTTCTTCTTTAACCCCTCTTGGTTCACTTGCTTTCTTGCCTTCTAAATCATTAAGCCAAAACTCTCCATATCTAATAATCTTTTTAATATCTGTTCTTGGATCCTCGTGCTTTTTATCAGCCCTAAAAGCATATTTAATCATGTTAGCTTGGCATACACTCCCAAAATCTTTTACAGTAGTTTGAATTACATCTATCAGTTCACCGTTCCCAGCTTTGTAATGTGTTGGGTTGATATTATCTTTCTTATTTGTCATGTTGTTTATTTCTCCTTTTCGTGTTAAAATATAAGTAAGTTAATTTATATAGCGGTTATTTTTTTAATAGCTGCTATTTTCTTTTGTTTTTTTTCTTCGTTTTCTTCTTCTATTTTTGTTTCTTTTAAAACCCCCAGTATCAG